CCGTTGCCCCTGCTCGGACTGGCCTTTGGCGATCGCTCCGAGCTTCTGGGCAATGTCCTCGTGAGTCACTCGCTGGACCTCCGCCGCGTCAAGCCGGGCCTACTTACCGATCTCGACAAACCGCTTCAGGTCTTCGAAGTCCCTCAGACTGGTCAAGCTGGTGGGCATCTTGCCCATCTGCTCGTGCATGCGGATCTGATTTCCCTTCAACTCGGCCAGGTCAGACCGAACCTCACGCCGCTGCGAATACTCCCACGAGATCATCGGACCGACGATTGAAACCACCGTACCGGCCCAGATTCCCAGAGCTTTGACCTGCTCCCATTTCGTCCGCTTGATTCCGTTCAAGGGTCAACTCCAATCTGATGTCTTCCGATCGCGATTGCGTTCCCTGTTTTCGTGCTCGGTGCCGTCGTGCTCGTCAGGTGCTTCTCAATCAACCTGTCCACCTTATCGCTCAACATCTTGATCGAGTCTCGGTTGTCCCGGTAGTTCGACTCGATCTTGGTGATGATGTTCTGATGATCCTGCGTGTTCGCCAGCGAGGTACGATCGAGCCGCAGATCCAACTTCTCGTGGAGCATCTGTTCCATCCGAACGCTTGCATCACGCTCAATCGCGTACACCTTGGCCTCGGCCTGGAGCTTGGCTTCAAGCAACTCCAGATCCGTTTTGCGGGTGGTCTGGATCACCGTGACGGACTCGTGGAGCGTGTACGAAAACCCGACGATTGCCGCCACGGCGGTAATAATGCCGATTACGCCGTACACGATGGCCGTACTGTACTTCCCCAGCGTGTCGCCGATCTTGCCCACGGGTGGCCCCCCGCTCAGAAGCCTATCATCCGAACCATCAGCATCAGGGCCAGGATCGCCCCGGCCGTCACCGCGCCGATAATCGCACCCCATCGAACCGCCACCGCAAACGACAACGCACCCATCAACGCCAGACACAGCAGCAGCACACCGCCGAAGTGCAGGCCGGCCAGGAGCATAATCACCGGCACGATCAGCCTGCCGCCGTACTGTGTGATCAGTCCACGCATTGACTCGTTACCCTTGCTCGCTGGCTACGTTGGAGTATCTCCACTGCCCTACCATTCACCGGTGCCATGAATTGCCGCGTCCCAACCTCGTCAAGCACAAACGCGAACATGATCGGAGGCAACGTGTCCAAGGTCATACGTACCGTGGCTCCAGCCGCAGGTGTGCCCTTCTCGTCAACCACGTCAACCGTTACCTGATGCCATTCGCCGCGAGTCGCACACCCCGGCATGAGCATGGCCAGCGCCACCGTAACGCCTAGCAGCAATAGAGCCAGTAGAAACCACTTCACTGTGTTGCCCTCGTGGTCGTCGGTGCCGATGTCGGCTGACTCGCAGGAGTCGGCAACCGATTACTGATTGACTCCAGCGCCTTCAGGATCGCCGCGTTCACAGCCGCCTGATCTGGTGACGAAACCGGAGTAGACACAAACGGAGGCGGTGCAGGCATACCCGGCTGACTCGTCGGAACGTATGGTTGAACGGCGTATCCAGTCGGCCCGCTCGGCCCGGTGTACCCGACGGCCCCCGTCTGTGGGTTCCATGAGATACCGCCAGCCGTCGAACCGGTGCCCTTGCTCATGCCGCCCAGGATGGCCGGTACGATGGCCGAAATCGTGGCAGTGATGGTGTCGCCGATCACGCGGTTGATGTACGCGGTCGCGAGCAATTGATTCGTATCCGCGTTTCGCGGGTTCGTCGCGTTGCTGGACAGGTTCAAGTCTTCGGTCTCGACCTTCAACCCGTCCTTTTCGATGTTGAACTTCTTGGCGGTAGCTCCCATGTCAGACGTGCAGCCTATGTCGATGATCGGCGTATTCGGTGCCCTCGGATCTTTCGCTTGGATTCGGAAACCGGGATTGGCTTTCTGAGTCGCGCCCCAGGGAGAGGATTCATAGCCGAAGCACCCACACATCGTCAGAACGAAAACAGGCGTAAGGCAGTAGACAAGGGTACGCATCACGCGCCTCCCTTCGCCGCCGTATCCGCCCCCACGGTTGGACGGATCACCGGAACGTTGCCAGGATCGGCCACCGCTCGTGCGGATAGCCACGTTGCCCCCGTTGCGATGGCGATAGCCCCGCCGATCAACTCGGCCTGCGCCATCGTGACGACGCCCGCCGCGAGCAACGCACCGAGGATCGCCAGAAGCACGGCTCCGATCAGCTTGTGATACCCGTCCCAGAACAGACGAATCGCGTTCATACAGCACCTCCCTAGAAAAAGAGCGTCTTCTTCAATATAGGCGTACACGCACCCTTCAGCGGCCTGTACGTCGATATGCCGAATTGCGGCCCCTGCGACGCGAGGCATCCCGGCGACGGTCGGAAATCGAGGCCCCAAACGAGCGTGGATGGATCGGTGCCCGTCACGGTGTACCCGGTTGCCGATGCCAACGTAGACATGAGCGGATCGGCCACAACGCTGTTGAGGTCGTTGTCTTCGGTGCCGAGTCCGTTCGTCGCTTCACCCGCTGCCCATGCGGCTTGCAGGAGTGCCAGCGTTGCGTAAGTGGTCGCGTCGAGTTTCGCGAGGTTCTTGCCGGCAGTGACGTAATACTGGTTTGAGTCTATCGTGGCCTGATAGTCAACCACGGCCGGAACGTCAGTTCCTTCGATCAACATTCCGACTGTATCCGCCGCCGTGGAGTAGTTCGCGAGGATGTTTCCGAATACGCAGATGCCGTCAGGGTCCTTGTTTCCAGCCGCGACAGCGCCGTCATTGATTTTCAGGCAATAAGCCGAAAGCTCGGACGCTATCGCGGTGTTGTTCATGAACTTCGACCCGACGGGCCCCTTGGCGTAGATCGGGTTCAACCCTCGGATCATGTTGTGGTGCAGATTTGAATAGCAGCCCTTGAAGACACAGGTGTAGTCCGTAGCAACCAAACCATCTACGTAGTTGCGGGATACGTCCGCATACCAGCAATCGCCACCGATGAGCATTAGGTGAGTAGTCGCGGGGGCCAACGGATCGACAACGATTGTATTCCCTCGCACAACCACCGGCCCGAAAACGTTTGCAGCCGCTATGCCGTCGTTGCCAATCTTCAGCAGGGGAAGAGCCGTAGGCGTCTTTCCGTACCGGATGAACTTGTTGTTCAGAACTCGAACGGCGGTCTTCCACGTCGAAGTCAATCCTTCGAGGCCGTCAAAGATCATGTGGCCACGCCACGAACAACCCTTTACTGTCAGAGATCCGATCCCCGTTCCGCTGACCGCAAGGTTCATATCAACCATCGTGCCCGTATCGGTCCAACCCTTGCAGTTGAGGATGCGCAACCGACGAACGCGGTCACGCACATAGACGAGGTTCGCCGCAGTGTAGGTAGCCGCCGCGAGATACACGCCGTCCAGCGTTGCCAGGTCGAGGTCTCGCAGGAATATGCCGTAGGCAGCACCGGCCGTGTTGGGCAGCGTGATCTTCGTGTTTGTCATGGTGAGTTTCGCTGCGGTGTACGTCGCACCATCCACGTAAGCCGGGTAAACCGTAGTCGGCGTGGAGTGCAACGAGCAATCCAGGTTACACGCACCCAATCTGAAATCGCCGTTGCCTTTGACCTTGAACGGAGTCGGCAGCGTCACGCCCATCTGCGCCGTGCATTTGATCGTGATGTTGTCACCGATCTCCAAGTACTTCGTGGCCGTATGCGTAAACGTCGCGTCAATCGAGATCACCTCGCAGTCAACAACCTCGGCCGCGGCCATCGTAATGATCGGATCGGTGCCGCTGCCCCACTTGGCGAATATCAGCGTGTAAGCGTCGTGCGAGGAGGTCAGAAGGATCTGCCCCGCCTCTTCATATGTTCCGGTTGCAATGTGAATCGTGGTGTCGGCGTTGTTCGCCGCTGCAAATGCCGCCACGGCGTCCGTCACCGTCAGGTATGGCTTGGTGATCGTTCCATCACTGCCGCCGCCAGCATACGCCAGGTCAACATAGATGTCAGCCATCGTCCGTCCTCACTTTCCAAACGCGGGGTAAACGCCCATTGAGCACGCCCCGATTGTCGCCTTGTCTATTTCGCACGTCCCTTGTGCGTAACAGCGTCTCGTCTTCGCGTTTCTATGCTTGCAGCCGTCTGCCGCGAACCTCGCCGCGGTCTCCCAGGCGTGGCGGTCGGACTTAGGCGTCGGCTGCTTCTGCTCCGCTTCTTGAAACGATCCGCAGCCATCACAGAGCGGAGGCAGACCAAGCTTGCATACCGGGTTACTGCAACAGCCGCCGAGATAAACACAAGTCTCTTCCATGTCAGTACAAAAACTCGATGGTTACAGTTCCAGCAAGATAATTTGCGTCAGTATGTTGTGATACAGGCGTTCCATAGTAACACACCCTAAGCGCCTGCGTAGTTCCTCCGGACACAGGATATGTCAAGGTAACGTCTTCTTGCGCGCACATCGCGTCAAGCTGATCCTGCGTTAACCTCGTTGCATCAAAACTAGAAAACGCATAATAGTGCAGGTACTCATAGGGTCTAGTTCCTGTACCACAATTCGATGTAGCAGTTCGTTTTACAATGATACCTCCGACGTAGGGCTTATTTGCACCGTCACACGTTAATCCAACAAAGTATCCCTCGCCAGATCCGCACTTTCCAACCTGTACGTCAGAATCTCCACCGTCTGTCCATGTGATAGACGACGCCGTGTTAGTGGCCAACGTCAGCGTCTTTGTTGCAGTCGGTGGAGTTAGACTGGTTTCGCACGACGTACACAATCCATACACCGCAGGCATGGAAGGCCACGACGCGGGAGGAGTCAAGCGAACAGTAGTCGGAAGAGGAATCGTAGTATTTCCGGGACACAGCCTACACGCCCATTCAATAATTTCTGTGCAGCAGCAATTCCGAACCGGCCCAGTAACGGAATCCAGGAGCACCGCTCCGCTCGCAATGTCGATGGCCTGATACGGATCGCTCATCAGCACGCCTTCGAGTACGTAAACTGCGGACTCACCAGCCAATAGACCGGGTCGCTGTTCGCGTCATACTCATGGATCGCCACACGCAATGAATCGTCATTCGCCGACAGTTGGGGCCAGCAGCCGCTTACCGCAGGAGGTCCGAGAGACGGCGCGGCGAATGACTTCGTGGTCGCTCCCCACCCGTACATCCGAGACGCACAGTACACCGTGATGTTGTCACCGTAGACCGCTTCGGCTACAGGGTCCCAGAGCTTGCATGTCAGCGTACTGCCGCTCGTCGGGAAGCTGCCTTGGAGCTTGGCGTAAAATTCTTCTGACGCCGAACCATCTTCGCCTACTGGCTCCTTCGGATTCGGCCGTTGCGTACTACCGCCACGGCTGGGCGACTTGCTTTCGCGTATCAATCGCCGAATCTCGCCAAGCAGCTCATCGTCGATCAGGTAGCCCATTAGCTCGCCGTCAGCGTTAGCGCCTCTTGTGGCGCAACCTTATTTGTCATGGTCACGATAGCGGGATCGTACTTGAGTACTGCACCCTTCCAGATTTGCGGCGTCGTCACCGTCCGCGCCGTGATGCCCTTCGTGAGATCCACCGTACCGGACTTACACGCCAGCGTGGTGATCGTTCCCGTCTTGTTCCCGTAGCAGGTCCCGCCGTCAACCGTCAGTGTTGTAATCGCGCCCGTGTCATAAAGCCATTGCGTCCCGCCCGTTTGCGTAATCGTGGTATACGCACCGCCGCCTTGAACGTACAACGTTCCGCCGTACTGGTTGATCGTGGTGCCTGCGCTGTTGATCGTGACCGTCCCGCCGCTCTGATTTAGCGTTGTCCACGTCACGCCCGAACCAAGTACCACCGTGGCGTCCGAAGACTGCGAGGTCGTGTACTGCGAATAGACCGTCCCAAGCGTGGACACTTCACCGCGCCCCACCGCAACGCCGACGATACCTTTGAGAACGTTAAGCGTACTGCTCGCCTGCACGTTCTTGAGTTGGATCGGCGTATAGCCCGTGTCCGTCGCTGAGCTTGCCGAGTTGCTGACGGTGATCGCGGCCGTCGTCGTGCCCAAGTTCAGTTTGATCCGGCCCGAACCCGCTGACGATCCGGCCGGCGTGGCGTATCCGATGTTGACCGTACCCGCACCCGTCACGCCGATCTGAAGGAACGCCGTCGCCGAACCAAGCGAACCCGTATACGACTGCCCGATGTTCAACGCCGCAAGATGAACCGCCGACTGAGCCAGGCCGCTTGTGATTGACTGAGAGCTGTTCTCTATCCAGACGGTATCACCGCTCACGGGTAACTTGTTTCCGCCCGACGTGATGTTGGTCCAGTTCGCCGTGGTGCCCCAGTAAACCGTTGTCCCAGCCCATAGACAATGTGACACGTCAGCACCTCACCTTACAGCTTGAAGTAGTCCTTCAAGAATGAATAGTCAGCGAGAACGTAGGGCAGGAAAACCTGATAGTGTACTTCGTTTGGCTTGGGTTCTCTGCCCAGAAGTTTGACTAATGGGTATCCATAGATACTGAGTAGTACCGGCTCCTGTGGCCTTACACCTTCGGTCTTTGTGAACGTAATAGTGCCGTCATCCTTAATGAAGACAGGGGCAGGGGGATTGCTAACGGCGTCCCAATTCTTGGCAAGGAAACCTTCACACCGCTTTTTCAGTGCCCAGCCCAAGTCGAGTGTTTCCTGCACTTCCACCCATGAGCCACTATCGAAGGCGTAGCAGTTGTCTTTTGCGTAGTTATTTCGTCGAACGTGGAATGTTCCGGTAACTCGCCAGAACTGGGCGAACTCGTTTTTTATCATCGCAACGGCCGTCTCTCCTATCCATCTGAATGTGTACATCGGATAGCCAAGAAACGTCGTCTTGCACATCGTCCGGTTGAACAGATCGAACACCAGCGGATCGTATTCCTGTCGGTTGACCGACACCCTCAGGCCCCGGTCGTTGTAATCGATCGTGTCGGGTGGGTCATAGGCTTGACCGCACGGATTGACGATGGCAACGCCTTCTGAGTCGCACGAGATAGGCTCGTTGGTCGAAATGTTGAACCACTCGATGGTTGACTCGGCCTCAAGTGGGTCCTTGAACGGGTCGGGCTCGTCCTTCTTTTTTTGGTTCTGCCAGTCGAGCGTTTCATAGCGGGCCCGCACGCGATAGAGTAGCGGGCCTTCGCTCACCTCCGCTTCGGTGAAGAACAAGAACGGGCTATTAGGATATGCCTGCCCACGCTTCGGAAACGTCCCGCCGCCCTCGATTGCGTGACCGGCAAGCAACTGCTGGATATAGGCCGGATCGTTCAACGAGTCATTGATAGACCCGTTCCACAGTGCGTCATATTCGATGGACGATCCGCCCTGTGTCCGCGTGGCGTTTGCTGTCCCGCCTGGTCGTCGTGTGAGTGTGATGTCTGCCATCAATTCATACCGTTCACGCCCGCTACGGCGATCTTGTTCCGGCTCAGATCCCGCAACAGGCGATTATTGTCGGTCAGTGCGTCGATCATCCTCTGCTGCTTATCGAGCAGCTTTCCAGTGTTCTTGGCCGTCTCGTTCTGTGCGTCACCCATTCGCGGCCTGTAGTCAAGGAAGCGGCTCGTTGCGCCCGATCCGGCGTAACGAGTTGACTGATAGTCGCTCGCGAATTGCTCTGCTCTTTGTTTGGCTTCTTCTTCCTGTTGCTTGTTGATTCGGGCGTAGTCCTCCTCCTGTTTGATCTGCAAGTCGCCGAGGTCGTCTTCTGCTTTCTGTATGCCGTCGAGTATCTTCCTTGTGACTTCCGCTAGGCTCTCTTTGTACTTTTCGGCGGCATCCTCTACCGTCTTCCCCTCGGCAATTTTCTCACCAGCCCAACTAAGCCCAAGGGGCTTTTCGAGTTCGTCAACCTGACTCCACATGGGCCTAGATTCGGTTTCCTTCTTCCAGTCGTAGAGACCACGATCTCTTCTAAGCGATGACTTGGAGTCCCTTATAGCTTCCTTGGCTTTCTCCCTTACTTGCTTACCTACAACGTCTTCAACCTTCCCTTCCCATATCTCCGCATTCTTACGAAACCAGTTGATCGCCGGGTTCTTTGCCAGATCCGCAGGCGATACGCCAGTCTTTTTGCCGAGCCACTCAAGGAATTGAACGATCTTCCGATTGGCTTCGGCCGCAAAACCGGAATAGGTAGCGCCTGGCCCCATGTCTAACGTGCCTTTTGCACCTTGTAGGATAATAGTAATCGGTCCGATGATCTTCTTTCCGATGGATACTCTTAGCTCCTCCCAATCCTTCCCAAGTTGCTTGAGCTGTCCCATATATGTTCCGACTTCGGCAGAAGCCATCTTGAAGCCTTCCGCCGATCGCTCTATCAGTAAAGCCATTTTTTCCTGTTGCGTTGCTCCATCCTTCATGACTAACCCGTAACGGGCTAAAGTCTCGAAGTGTCCTGCCTCGGCTTTAATCACGAGGCGCAACGCCGATTCAACGTCTATTCCAAGGGCCTTGGCTAGCCCAATCGCATTACGAGTCGTATTCTCAAGACTAACCCCAACTTGATGCCCCATGCTGGCTCCGAGTTGCATCAGGGATCTGATCTCGGTTCCAGTCATTGTAGTATCAGTTTTAAGTTGTTCTATGAACCCGTGATATCCTTCTATCGGATTGGTTCCAACGTCCCCAACATTGCGAAGGGCAGCGTTCAGACTAACCACCCCGGCTTCGAGCCGCGCATAGTCTTGTATTGACTCCTTCAGAAAACCAACCGCCTCATGACCGATCAGCCCGCCGACGATTCCACCGGCCAGTAGGTTGCGTGCCGATTCCATCTCGTGGGATATGCCGCGCACGCTGCCAAGGACGGAATCGAAACCGGCCTTCGTGCGGTCGTTGGCAACGATGTCAATCCCGACAGATGTATTAGCCCTGGTCATTCTTTAGCTTCAACTCCGCTTTCCAGCGGGCTTCCTCTGCCCAGACAAAGGCGCACGCCTCAACGAACCATTGACATTGGTCGAGCGATCCGCCAGCGACAGGGGGAAGACCTCTTCCGTAAAGATCGCAGATTCCCAGAACGCGGTGCAACTCTGCCCCGACGTATTCAATCGGGCAGGAGTCGATTTCATACTTTCCGTCTTTGCACTCACCGCAGCCCACCCCTTCGCACGTCGGGCACTCGAAGATGTACGGCGATTCTCGCGACGGCCGATCATGGCACGGCGTCTTCCCTACGCGGTTGGCGTAGGTGCAGAGTCGGCAGAGCTGCCCGTATCGATAGGCAACTGCTGCCCTGAGTCTTTTTTTTCGTCTGCCCTCAGCGTAGACGCCTTCATGACGACTCCGGCCAGCGTAGCCGTCTCGCCTACAGTCAGCACGCTGGAAACGACGCCGCTTGAGAATTCGACGACGTTTCCGCTCCCGTCGTGTACGTTCTTCCAACCAAGCAACGCCATATCCAGCACGTCGGACACCTTGGAATCGGCGTCAACGACGCGATGAAACTCAGACGCCGTAAGCGGACGCCAGAAGAACGTGGGCCTGTCTGCTTCCGGCAGAACGGCGTCACACTCAAAGATAAACTCCTGTTTGTGTCGTGGGTCAATCGCTGGCATTGGTCCTCCCTCTATGAGAATGTCACGGTCAATTCATCGTCCCCCGCTGCCGCAGATCTGTTCGCCTGGAACGACACGGCATCACGCCGAACGCCGCCATCATCGGCAGGAGATACATTGCGGCGTTGCGCCTTCGGCATTACAAACGTAGCGGTATTGAATGCCGCCGTGTCGTTGTGTACGGCGATAGTAAGCTGAGCCTCGGTGTTTGCCGTCTGTGCGATCCTGTGAGCGTTGGCCCGTGCTGATTCGGGGTTCAAGTCGCCGGCAACCTTGCGTCCGGTGATGACAGCGTACTTGAAGCCCGTGCTAGTGGTAGCATCCTGCACGACCTGTACGTCGTTGCCGAGTTTGATGGATGCCGTGGAGCAGGGGATTGTTGATGTCCACAGCACGCTGGCATGATCGAATCTAGCGGTTTTGATCGTCGGGTAGGTCGGCGTGAACGTGGTCCCGCTACCGTTCCAGTAGATTCCACGGAACGTGCAGTCAGCCATCGCAATTTGACCGTTCTGGAAGGTGAACTCAGCGTCCCCCATCGCACCGTAGATCCGATCGACCAGGCCGTCGTTGCGGACTTCGATCGTCAGCGTCTTGGTGCTGGTTCCTGGAGCCTCTGACTTCACCTTAAACACCGCACCAGACGCGACGAGCCCCAGAGCCGGGAAAATGGTCGTTGCCCACGCCGGCGGCACGCTCGCACCGTTGCCGCCCAATTCGATTTTGAACTTGGCAGTACCAGTCTGCGGAGGTTGAACGCCCGCTTCGTGGCTGAACGTGCCCTGAGCCGCTCGCTCGATGAAGTTCTCATCGGGTGTGATCGACACATCGAACCCAACGTATACCGCTTCGGCAGCGGTTAGGGTCTCGGCAGTCCCCGCCGTAGTCTCAGTCTTCATTACCAGCGTTTTCTTGCGGCTCAGGATCATATCACACCCTACCCTTTCACAGTTGGGTCAGTTCGCGAAGTTCGGAATCTGATCTGAATCGTTACGTCCGCGCCGTCATAGTCGGCATTCGCGGAGTCGATTCGATTTACGTCTGTAACGTCTGCCCAGTGGCATAGGCCGCCGAGTGTATCGTCTGATTTGATGGACTTCTCCACGTCGCCCGCAAACCACAAAATGGCCTCGTCAACCGATGTGGTACTTGACTCGGCAGGCTGCAAGACGCATTCAGCCTTAACCATCATGTCGCGGTCGATATAACCGCACGGCGACAGGTTCACGTCGCCCGTGTAACTGTTGAACCGCAGAATGATGTCTTTGTCTGTCGGCGTGAATCCGCCCATGCGAGTCGGCCGGACTACAGCGTGGACGTTCTGGTGATAGCCCGTCCCGGTGATACCACCCAATCTCGATGCAAGGGCCGCCATGATCTGCTCTGATACGGGATCAGCCATCAGGCAACCCTCCGCATCAGAGAAGCCTTGACCAACGCAGACTGCGTTAGAATCTGTTTTCGCAGTTCAGCATCAGCGAACGCGTGCAACGCATTCAGCTTGGCGGGATTGCGAAGGTAGACGCCCGCAACAGGGCTCTTGATACCCTGCTTGTAGATGGGCAACCGCTTACTATGACTTGCCCATTCGTCGATGCTCTTCGCTCGCAGGAAGACGTGCGGGCTACCGCCGCCCTTCATCGTCTGCAAGAAGGCATGTGGAATGAACGTCTTGCCGCGTCCAATCGGCGACTTAAATTGTACGCCTCCGCCCTCACCACGTCCCTTGGCGAATCGGTTGCCCTTTTTCCCCCGTGGGTTGACCTCGATAGGCCCCAGCTTCATCAGGTCCAGGTCACGGCCACCCAACCAGACGCGGGCTTTGAACCGCTTGACACGATCCGCGCCCCTGCCGAACGTCGCCTTGTACTTCTTCATCATCTTTCCGATGAGGCCCGGTTTGATTTGCGTCTCCGCGTAGACTTCACGTTTGACGCGGGCGAACAGCCGATCACATACCGAGTTGACAGCCCGCAATATGGATCGTTCAAGGGCTCGCGGAAACTGTGTTCCAAAGACGCCGTGCAAGTACGCTATGTCCTTGGGGTTGATGGATACAGACAGATTTACCCCAGGTCCGCCCTTGCCGCCCAATATGGCCCCATAGGCAACCATTAGCGCACCTCCAATCGGAGACACGCCGAATCCTCGGCCAGCAAAGCGGAGATAGGACGATCTGCCGCTGTACCGCCAACCTTGGTGGGAAGGCTGAGCCGGTCCCCGCCCGTGTCCAACTCGCTACGCTTGATCCCGTAGCCGCTATTGTTCGCAACCCACACCGTCAGCTTTGGTGCCCCTGCATCGACGTTGCCAAGCGAGTCGATTACGTCGCGTTGAACGTAGGCTTTGATCGACCTCGATATGCCAGTGCCATGCTTGAACGTCACCGACTCGCCGCAGATGTCAATCATCTGGGCCATCGGATCGGCCAGCATTTCGGCTACGGTAGGACTTGCCATTGCTACATCACAATCTGATAGTCCATCTTCTGCCCGGTTGTCGCCGCCGCGTTGGCAAGAAATCCGACGTTTACGGCGTTGTCGGTGTCGATGGGCCAGCCTTCGTAATCTGTCGGAGCGATCTTTTTAACCGGCGCGGTCTTCAGCCCGACGCGAACGTAGTCTGTGTTCGATGCCGCGCCGCCGGTTGTCATCGGAGCGAAAACCCATACGCGCCTGCAAGGCGTATCGGTAGAAGTCAACGCCTTCACGGTTGCCCCGCTGATGCCTGTAACTTGACCTTCAGCAGCCAGCCCCATTTGACACACTCCTCTATGCCACAAGCCGCAAAGGCTCGTCATATGGCATTCGTCGCACAGTACAACCACGGGCCTCGGCCATCGTTGCGATGACGTGGCACATTGCCCGTTCGCATCTCCACCGATCTTCTGATCTACCAAGCTCGGAGCTGTATTTCCCGTCCCAGTCGGTGCAACCGTTCCAGTCAACCCCCCAGGTCTCTATCTCTGTGGCCCCAAGATGGCACGCCATAGCAATAGCGGCCGTAGTCGAATAGACCGACCACAAGATAGGACGCGGAAAGCGAATGGATTGGATGTCCACCCACGGATAGTCGGCAGACTGGTTGCCCTTCTCTATCCCCTCGTCATGCTGAATGAACAGACACACCCAGATGGGCTTGCCCTTGGGCTGGACCTTCGGCCATGCCTCGTGATCCAGGATTACCGCGTAGTCGCAGGGTACTGCGTTCACCGCCCGGTTGATACCGAGAGTGACATCTCGCGGCGTATCCGTTGGGAAGGCCGAAAGTCCAGGCCCAGGAGCAAATATGACGGCTTTCATCAGGACGAACTCGCAACCGTAACGCCGTTGGCACCCCACAACTGAACGTAACCGGTGGCCGTGCTGGACGACTTGGCGTACAAAGCACGCCCAATCGTGATACCAGTAACGGTGGTGGTGAGCTTCCCGGTCGAGGTCCCGTTCCAGTACAGGATATTGCCCGCGGTGAACGCCTGCCCGGTGTGGGCATTCATTCGCCAGAAGCCCTCAGTCAACAAGACCGGGACCTGCGTCGAGGTTGCATCAGCAGCCCATACGCCGAGCATGTTCCCGTGTTTGAACGGAACGCCGCCAACGCGAGCCGTACCGATCGCAACTTCCCGCGGTACAGTCATACCGCCAACCTGCCATGCAGTTCTAGCCATTGTCTAAGTCTCCTCTGTAATGCCCTGTCCAAGTACAGCGGTACAGTGGCTCAGAGCGGTTGAAGTTCCTACGCAGTTCCGATCGTCTTCGCCATGCCACGCCACTCCAGCGGAGCGGACGCGACGGTATGGCGAACCTTGACCGCCAGTGCATCGGACATGAAATCGACTTCGCGTTCGATAACCGGCTGCTGCTCGCCTTCCAAGAAGCACACTTCAACGGTGTCGATCACGGACGGCGAAGCGGACAGATACCAGACGGTCGCAGCGGCACCGCCACCGGTCGGGGTAACGTCGGACATCTGGGCCGACACAACCGGAATCAGACCGCCCTGCCAGGGGTTGCTGGCGTGGCCATAGGTCGCGGTCGGATCAATGGGCGACGTGTATAGTTGCTTGACCACCTCGCTGTATTCGGTGGGCACGAGGATGATCGCCGGGTCCAAGTCGAGATACCCGGCAACCTTGTCGGGGTTGGGTATGTTGGTCGTGTCGCTCAGGTACTTCTGAGAGTACTTATCCCACGCAACCTGCTTCCGCATCATCTTGGCCAGGCCCGACACATAGGCCACCGTCGGCGCACCCGAACCGCTGCTCAAGTAGTTGTAGTGGCCACCGCTGGAGGTCACGGCCGTAGCGTTGAACAGCGTTCCGCCGTCGGCCATCGTCGTATTGCCGATGAGCTGATCGAACGCGAGGTAGTCTTCCAGCCGCTTGGCCGCGTTGGCGAGCTGCGTCGGAAGACGGTTGAATGCGCCAAGGTCGTCATTGATGACGCACTGGCGGGTGATCTTGACGATCTTGCCATACGTCGCCAGGGTGAACGTCTCTTTCTGATCGACGACGTGGGCATACCCGTACTCGGCACCTTCCGGCACCTTGGGCATACCCGGAACGCCCATCAACTGAGCGCGGGTGATCGTCTTAAAGTCGGCCGCCGTACCGCGAACGCACCAGATAGGCCACTTTACGGGGGCTTCAACGTATGCCTTGCGGAGTGACTTGTTCATCACGTTCGCGAGGATGTTGCTGAAGTCCGCCGTGCCGAGCGGAGCGTTGAACCCGGTCATTTTGTGCGGGTTCAACATCCAATCGGCGATCTGGAGGTCGTTGATGTTGCGAAGGCCCGTATGCCCCATCTTCTCAAAATACATCCGTCCGATGTCCACGAGCCGACGATTGCGGAACTCAGTCGCCCGGTCGTGGGCCTTGCGCCCGACGGTCAGCGTGTGGTGGCTCGCGCCGCCCTCGTTGACGGAGAAGCCGGTATGGTTCTCATCAATCTCCACGTTGCCTTCATCGTCGGTCTTGACGAGTCGACAACCGGCCTTCAGGGCAATGGCGTCTTCCACCGCTGCGGTCAGCGTACTGCGGTTCAGGTCTTCGCCCACTTCAACGCGGGTGTCAGACGGAACAGCGAGCGTAGTGCGAGCGTCGAGAATCGCGGCCTTTGCTTGGGTCTCGTCCGCGCCACTGTCGATCAACGCCCGAAAGACCGTTGGCCCGATCTTGTACGTCTTGCACAACGCGGTGAGCTTTTCGATCCGCTCGCGTTCCGTAATCATGGCGATACGGACAACCTCGTTGACATCGACTTTGGGTTCCTGAGCCGTGAACTTCGCGGGCTCGGTCGCGGGCACCTCCACCGGTGCCTGAGTTTCCTTTTTCTCGTCAGCCATCGGAAAATCTCCTTTCGTGGTAGTGTCAGGCGGCACCGATTGCGCGCCCGTATTTGCAGACATGAGCCCGTCAGGATTCGTGGCGGGATCATCCGAGAAGTCGAGGGAATGCAACGACGCTATACGGACATTTTTACGCCCGTCTTTGATCTCTGGTTTGGCCTGCATGAAGTAAATGGACAAGCCGAAGCTGTCGGGGTCCTCTGCGGCCAGCCCCAGGAAATAGTCGCCCATCCGGCCCTTGGCCGTGTCGTTGGCGTAGGCACCGAAACGGACATCGCATCGGACGTGATCCCCCTCTATGCGGGGATTGATGCCCTTGCCCAAAAGCATTGTCGCGCCGTCCGTCCTGGTGCCGTCCGGCTGTATTTCGGGGTGAGATACCCGAACCCTTACGCCATTTTTGAAGTACCGCATAAAACCGAGGACTTGCTGGAGCGTGGTATCATCGACGAATAGGCCGTGACCCTTCGCCGGGCCTCTCGTGATAACGGAGACATTGCGAATGATCCGAGCTTCCCGGTCAACGACCAGGCCCGAACCGTCGCTAGAGCGGAACGAAGTCATCTGCCCTTCGGAAGACATCTGCTCTTGCGACTTGTCCCATTGGCCATGACATACCGCCGCCCGTTGCGATTCGTCGGGGAAGTCGCCTACGGTCGTTTCGTCGCCCATGCAGCGAGATACGAAATCGGTCTCTGCCTCATTCGGATTCGGTGTCGGCAGTGGCATTGTCTTCTACTCCTACCGGCTCGCCTTCCGGCGTCACCGATGGTTGTTCAGTTGGCGTACTCTTGCGGATCAGCTTCAGTTCTTCCCCGCGCTGGATGATCTTGTCTTCCCAGTCCCCATCCTGCTCATTCAGTTCGTCCCGTAGAGTCGTTTGGAACGTGTCCAGCAGCGTCTTGGTGGCGTCCGCCTCGTTGCGTGGATCTATCCAGCCCTTCGGTGGGCCGCGCCATTCGTCACAGAGATAGGCTTCGGTCCATTCCTCATCGCCGTCGTTCCAATGTTCGGGAGCGTCCAAACGATGCTCGGATGAATCGGTCTCGGTGTTCAACACGGCCTGAGTCAGAACGTCGCGGCGGATCGGCCTGCACGCCAGATCGGTGATGATCTGCTGTAGCGCGTCCGTCTCCTTCTCATCCTCCAACATCCCCTGCCGCTGCCCGCTGTAGGTATTGCCTGAGAAGTCCCGCGTGACTTGCGGAAGATCCTTACCGGCACCGGCTGCGAAGTCGGCTACCTGCTTGCGGGTAAACGGCTGATAGTTGTTGCCAGGGTTTACCGGTGGCATCCAGTTTACCCGCTTGCCGGCCGGAGCCTCCCACATCATGCCCGGCTCGGTGAACAGTTGGCGGGCCCCGTTCACATCGGTAGACGACTGCCCAGACGGCACGGGCAACCCGGTTAGATTCTGCCCGTTGTCGTACCGCGGATCGGTTTCTATCGTGGCTCCAACACAAGCCTCTATACGTGCCTTGACGAGCTGATACTGATCGTATGCCGACAGGTGCCACAGCTTAACGAGCACCGAAGCCATGAATGACAAGCCGCGGGCCTGCCGTACACGCTCTGGGTCGTACAGGTGGATTACCTCGTCTTCGGGAATTCTTACCGGACTGGTAGGATCGTCGCCCGCTCCGGTGGATCTGCGAACGCCTACGCCGCCTTCCAGCGGGTGATTCTTCGGATAGAACCAATACGCCACCGGTGCGCCGAACTCGTCAACCTCGATACCGCCCTTAATCGCCCCGCCATCCGGTGAATACGCCAGGTCGGTATAGAGCTGTTCGGGTTCTAACGTCTGTAGCGATACGTCCTTGCCCGCCCTGCGGACAATGCGAATGAACGTCTCGCCAACCGTGACCAGCTCGCGAACCCATAGCCGCTGGAGCATGCGGAAGGTGCGCCGCCGCTCCACGTCGCATCGGCGGGGATCGCGTGCCCACCGGTCGAAATACCTCGTTGCCTGCCGGTTCCAATCCGTCAGAGGGGTATTAGTGATCGGGTCCTTACCAGTGGACTTGGCGGACAAGCCCTTGCCGACGACGTGCCGCACATACGCCTTGACCAGCGAAGACGCCGCCCAGTCGTTGAACACTGCCCGGCGTGCCCTTGCGTTCGTGGATGACAGGTCGTCTATCGTCTGCTGATCAGCGGACTGTGGATCGGTGGGCCAATCCTTCTGAAGCCTGCCTTTGCCAGCGGCGTCCAGCGACCGGAGGGCAGAAATCTGCTCGTCTGCCGATGCCATGCCAAGGCGAGAAAAAGCCCGCCGCTTGCCCCAAGTAGGAGAAACGTAGCCAATCGCACGATCGAGAAAGGTCAGCATCATGCCGGATCACCAAAGACCACAACCGCACAAGATCCGCCTGTTGATGCACTCTCCGCAGAGATGTGTCTATCCGCGTCGGAGATCGCTTCACGTAACTCGGATAGCTTCACTACGGCATAGTTGCGATCGGCCATCGATTGCGCAGAGTAGGCTTGCTGAGCCACCGCTTTGTACGTGGTCAGCAATGCGGATTTGATTTCTGCCCAGGTCGGATCAGCCATGCTATTTCAAGCATGACCTAGATTCTCTATTATGCAATTGAAGTGATACTAGGGTGTGGCATCTGCTGCGAACTTTGACAAATTATTACAGTTACCGCACTTAGTCCAGCGGACTTGGCCCCTCGTGGCATAGACAAATATTGCATTGACGCCGCACTTGGGGCACACTGGCGGAATTGGAAGGACTACCCTTTTCCGACGCCGTATCAGAATCATGGCTTCCTCGCGGTGAACATCCACCAGCTAAAGCGATGCGACAGGTTATCCGTCCAGAAGTCTTTGCGTTCCAGGTTCTCTATGTGAAACGCCGCCCCAGCGTGCGGATCTTCAAGCAGTTGGGCTATTTCCAGCCTGCTCGCGAAGTTGTAGGTGCAGCCGGTCAAGCCGTGCTCGTTGGCCCTGGCGTCCAATACGAACGTGTTAGGCCCCAGATTCGGCATCTTCAGGCCACACCGGGTTAGACAATCGTCGGTAGTTCGCCAGTTACCTATCAGGTGCCCGCCTGGCTTTAGTACTCGGTAGGCCTCGCGGAGAATCGCAACGGCCTTGTCTCGTGACGTAGACATGAGAAGCCCCCACGCGACCACCAGATCGAAGCTCTGATCCGGTGCCCCCGTTGAATCGGCGTCGCCAGTCCACACCTCACTATACAACCCTTCGCGTTTCAGGCGTTCGCGTGCCGTTCCTATCGCACTTTCAAGGATGTCGCACCCACAGACGGAGTAGCCCTCGCGGGCCAGGCTGGAAACGTGCCGTCCGGTCCCGCAACCGAGGACAATAGCCTTCGGATAGGCTTCGCTGATAGGACTATCCAGCCGATGCACAAGACGCACCAGCTCAGTATCCGGGTATTGAAGCGTTACCCGTGCATGCCAATCCGTCCATGCCGCCCGTTCTGCGTCTGTAGTGCTCATAGGTATTCCGCCATGCCACCAGGTTCCCACGGGTCCCGGTTTTCTCGTGGTCTTCTGATCGTCTGGTCGATAACCGCCTGCTGTTGAACCGATTCGATATGGGCCATCTGTTCTACCGTCGGCAAGGTGTGGACTTGGCATAGGTACGCCAAAGCCACTTGGTATACTTCGCAGTCCCTCAGGTGAATCGGAGTGTGTCTGCTGATCGGCATCCACTCTTCCGTGACTTGAAGCCCCTTGCGTACGGCAACCTTGTGGACGCCGGCCAGATGTGCGTTGTACGCCTGGTCGTCGCGTTGGTTCAGGTGCCACATCTCGGTCTCACGCGTCGTCAGATTGGTATCGCACCCACGGTTGATCAGGTCGTGTAGCTCGTCCTGCCAGTGGTTGGTGTCCAGATACGTCAGCAGCACCTCGCGGCCGTCGCGTTTTGAGCCGGTCCCGGTGTCCAGAATGCCCTTGCCGTTCCATAATCGCAGGTTGCCGCGGGGCTTCGATGCCCCCTTCAGGCCACGGACGCGCGATTTTCTGGGCAGAATCCAGCGGTAAACCTGCATAGTTCGGCTAGTTTCGCCGCCCTCCCCGACGGTTCCGCCCGTGTCGATGCCAACAAAGTCAACCGTTCTGGGCTGCTTTCCGCCGTCAACCGGCCACGGATGATGCCATAGAAGCTGATCCAACTCATCGAACGACTCGACGCGCCCATGCCAAACACGCTGCGATTGCATCCCCGGCCCCCACGCCCGCAACGTCAACCAGAAGTGATCCGATCCGGGGTCAATCGCCGCGATGAGCCGCATCGTCCACGCCGGGCAGACACCCTCCGCGAGTGTCGCCCGCGCAGACTTGCCAGAGAACAAGGACGGCTTGGCCTTTTCTATCTGCTGCTCGAATGGCTCGCCGAGTGTCTGAGTCCTGAAGTTGAACAGCTTGGTGAGCGACTTCCCACAGCGTAGGAACTCGGCAACAATCTCAGCCCACGAGACCCAAAGGCAATGCAGGGCGCTGATCTGTATTCCTACTCGCGTCCGATCGGGAAAGCGATTGACGGTCTCGGCATCTTCAACGGTTCCGTCCTCGGAACTATACCGCCCCAGGTTTTCCATTGCCCGGCGGTCCCGTTCGTAGATACTTCCGTCGCAGTGTGTACACTGGTAGTGTACCGCATCGGATTCCGCGAGGATTCGCACGGCCTGAACTTCATGGCTTTCGCCCTCCACCTTGTTCCACCGTAGTCTCTCGAACGCCAACGGCTGGAACTTGCCACAATGCGGGCACGGGACACAGAACTCCAGCTTCACCTCGGATGACTCGTATAGCTCTGTTATGCGCCCGAAGCGATTCGTCGGCGTGCTGATGTTGATCTGCAAGGCCCGCGAGCCATAGGACCGCAGCCGCATAGCCGACAGCGTTACCGGATCGGCCTCGTCACCAACCCACTGCTCGTACTTGTTCACCTCGTCACAGATGACGCCCCGCATAGGATCGGATGCCATGCTTGACGCACTACCCGACCACATGAGATGGAACAGAAACCCGTTGGCGAGTTGGAGCTGTTCGTTCTGTAGGTCGTGCGCCGAATCGGTGAACAACTCGCGCAGGGGTTCAGTGTTGCGGAACATCGGGAGAATGCGGTTCTTTATGACCTTGCGGCCTTTGTCTTTCGCCGGTAGGACGATGCCCCACGGGTCGGGTTCAAGATGTGCCATTCTGCCGACGATGTTTCTGCACGCCTCGCTTGCCCCGATCTGTACCGCCTTTTGGATGTTTAGCTCTTTGACGCCGGGCTTTGTGGACAGCGTCATGATGCCGCGGAGATACGGTGCCTCTTCGTGCCGCCACGGGCCGGGCACTGACGACTGGCCACGGGGTAAGGTCCTGTATTTCACAGCCCACTCGGCCACTGTCAGCCGCTCCGGTATCTCCCACGCCCTCCGCTCCGGTGCCGTCCAGATCGACGCAAAAGGGCTCGCTGACAGCCCACCTCCGAAGCATGTCCTCTAACGCCGGCCGACATGCAGCCAAGTCGGGCGATTCCAATAGCTCGCGTTTCAGGTAGTGGATCTTGCGGACGATAGCCGTCTGACATGCAGCCTTGGCATGAAGCTCGCCCCGTGTTTGTGCGTTTTCCAGGGCCAGCCGCTCGCGACGTTCGGCGAGTAGTTGCCGCTGAAGCTCGGCCGTCGAACCCGTCGCCCCGCTGCTCATTCGCTTTGGAGCGATCGTCTTTTCCGCCCACGCCTTCACCGTCGCCAGATCCACCGGCGTCCACGGTGCCTTCCGCGAAACCGGCCAATCATCGCGGTTTTGCCAGTTGTAGATTGTCATCCGGCTGATGCCAAGGGCTTTGGCGAATTGGACGTAGTTCGTAAGTGCTTTAGCCTTCGGCATTTATGTCATACACCCGAAAAC